CGGTCAACATTGATATTGGGGACGTAGAGATAAGCATCAGGCCCGGTGAGGACGACGAGTTCAACGAGAACTTGGCCGACACGCTGGACGAAGATGACATCATGGCGATGGCGTCTGAGTTGGCCGGAGACATCGAGCAAGACAAGAATTCACGTAAAGATTGGGAGAAAGCCTACACAGAAGGCTTAAAACTGTTGGGCCTTCAGTACGAAGAGCGCACAGAACCTTGGAACGGCGCGTCTGGCGTGTTTCACCCTATGATTACAGAAGCCGTGGTGCGCTTCCAGTCAGAGACCATCACCGAGACATTCCCCGCGCAAGGCCCCGTGCGTACAAAAATTCTGGGCAAAGAGACTCAGGAAAAACAAGAAGCCGCAGTGCGTGTGCAAGAGGACATGAACTACGAGTTGACAGAGGTGATGCGTGAGTTCAGACCCGAGCACGAGCGCATGCTGTGGAGTCTGCCAGCCACGGGTTCCGCGTTCAAGAAGGTGTACTACGACCCCAACATTGGCCGCCAAGTATCCATATTCATACCGGCAGAAGACATCATCCTGCCCTACGGCACGACCGATTTGGATACCTGTTACCGCTTGACGCACGTCATGCGCAAGACAAAGAACGAGATTGTCAAGCTCCAACAAGCAGGCTTTTACCGCGACATCGAGCTGCCTGACCCAACCAAAGACCAAGATAACATCAAAAAGGCCAAGGACAAAGAGACAGGGTTCTCTGACCTGAACGACGACAGATACACGCTGTACGAATGCCACGTTGACTTGGTGCTCAAAGGCGACGAACTCAAAGATGAGGACGATGACGAACCAACAGGCATCACAAGGCCGTACGTCGTTACTTTAATAAAAGGCTCGAACGATGTTCTGGCCATCCGTAGAAACTGGGAACAGGACGATCCACTTGAAATCAAACGACAGCACTTTGTTCACTATCAATACATCCCGGGTTTTGGAGCGTACGGCTTTGGCCTATTCCATCTCATTGGAGGGTATGCCAAATCGGCCACGAGTCTCATGCGCCAGCTTATTGACGCAGGTACTCTCTCAAACCTGCCCGGGGGACTCAAATCCCGTGGCATGCGCATCAAAGGCGACGACACACCGATTGCTCCCGGAGAATGGCGCGACGTAGATATTGGTTCGGGGGCGCTCAGAGACAGCATCCTGCCGCTGCCATACAAAGAACCCAGCATGGTGTTGGCTGGGTTGATGGACAAGATTGTGGAGGAAGGCCGCAGGTTTGCTGCCACTGCCGACATGAAGGTGTCGGACATGTCCGCCCAAGCCCCTGTGGGCACCACACTGGCGTTGCTCGAGCGCCAGCTAAAAGTCATGAGCGCCGTGCAAGCGCGTCTGCACTACACATTCAAGCAAGAGCTGCGTCTGCTGGCCGCGATCATCCGCGACTACACAGACCCAGACTACGACTACGACCCCATCGACGCACCGCGTAAAGCCAAGGCTGCTGACTACGACCATGTAGACATCATCCCAGTGAGCGACCCCAACGCAGCAACCATGAGCCAGCGGGTTGTGCAGTACCAAGCGGTCATTCAGATGGCGCAGATGGCTCCAGACATCTACGACTTGCCGCAGTTGCACAGACAGATGTTGAGCGTGTTGGGTATCAAGGATGCCGACAAGCTTGTGCCCCTGCCGGACGACCAGAAACCGAAAGACCCCGTGTCTGAGAACATGGCCGCGTTGCGCATGGAGCCGCTCAAAGCGTTCTTCTACCAAGACCACCAGTCGCACATTCAGGTGCACATGATGGCGATGCAGGATCCAATCGTCATGGAGTTGGTTGGACAGAACCCCAAGGCTCCACAGATTCAAGCGGCCATGATGGCGCACGTTGCTGAGCACGTTGGCTTTGCCTACCGTCAGAAGATTGAGCAGCAACTGGGTATGCCCTTGCCGCCGGAAGATGAGAAGCTGCCACCAGAAATTGAGACACAGCTCTCAGGCATGATGGCTCAGGCCGCACAGCAAGTGCTCCAGCAAAGTCAAGCAATGGCTGCGCAAAAACAAGCTCAGCAACAACAGCAAGACCCGCTTATCCAGATGCAGCAGCAAGAGTTGCAGATCAAGATGCAGGAGCTGGCGTTGAAAAAACAAGAAGTCGAGGGCAAGCTTGACCTTGAGAACAAACGCCTTGAGGTTGATGCGATGGCCAAAGCTGGCCAGCTCAAACACCAAAAGACAACAGCGAACATCACCGCACTTGCAAAAGCTGGGGACATAAAGACCAAGCGCGAGCAAATGCAGATGCAGATGCAAATGCAGCAACGCAACAACCAAAAGGAGAAGCCAACTAAATGATTCAAGAATTCGCACGCGTATTGCGCGACAAATTACGCACCGACATGAACAACTACGCAGATGACTGCGCCGGTGGTGGGTGTCGCAACTTTGAAGAGTATCAAAAACTTTGCGGTGTTATTCAGGGTCTAGCCATCGCAGAGCGCCATCTTCTTGACCTTGCTGAGAAAGTAGAAAAATCCGATGAGTGAAATCACGCTTGAACCGGGGCAGTTTGCCCTGCCGGAAATCCAACCCGTTGATGCACCCGCATCAGATGCAACCAACGAAGAGAAAGCCACAATGCTTCCTGAACCAACAGGATGGAAACTTTTGTGTGCGGTACCCGATATTTCTGAAAAAATTGATGGTACAGAGCTTGATCTCGTGAAAGCCACATCCACCCTGCGCCAAGAAGAACATGCCACAACGGTTCTGTTTGTGCTCAAGGTTGGCCCCGACGCGTACAAAGACCAGACCAAGTTCCCCGCAGGCGCGTGGTGCAAGGAAGGAGACTTTGTTCTCGTGCGTACATATTCCGGTACGCGTTTCAAAATTTTCGGAAAAGAGTTCCGGCTCATCAATGATGACCAAGTGGACGCTGTTGTGCAAGACCCTCGTGGGCTTACCCGCGCTTAAAAGGAGCAGATATGGCAGAGCAATACAAGTTCCCCGACGAACTTGATGACGACAAAAATCAAAAGGTTGAAGTTCAAACCGAAGATGAAGTCGAAATTGAAATCGTTGACGACACACCGGAGAAAGACCGTGGCCGTCGCCCCCTTGATCGGGAGGTAGAAGACCCGACAGACGACGAAATTGAGTCATACACCCAAGGTGCACAAAAACGCATCAAGGAGTTGACCCATGCCCGCCACGACGAACGCCGTGCCAAAGAAGCCCTTTTGAGGGAAAAGCAAGAACTTGAGCGTCTTGCACAGCACTATGTTGAGGAAAACAAAAAACTCAAACAGTACGTTCACACAGGCACCGAACAATACGGGGCTATGGCCAAGACTGCGGCTGAAGCGGAATTGGACAAAGCTCGGCAAGAGTACAAAGCGGCGCAAGAGGCATTTGACACTGATGCCATCATTGCGGCGCAGGAGAAGTTGTTTGAAGCAAAGTTGAAGTTGCAACAAGCACAAAACTTTCGCCCACCCCCTTTACAAACAGAAGAAGTTGATGTACAACCGCGACAACAAGCACCCGAACCGGTGCGAGCTGACGAAAAAACCTTGCGCTGGCAAGCAAAAAACCAGTGGTTTGGCTCAGACGGGTTCGAGGAAGTTACCAGCTTTGCACTAGGGCTGCACCAAAAACTAGTCAACAATGGAGTTGACCCTCGCTCCGATGAATATTTCGAGCAAATTGATGCTCGCGTGAAGTCGAAGTTCCCTGAAGTTTTCGGAGGAAACGAAGACAAGCCAAGGTCGGTTGAGACTCCGAGGCGTCCATCATCCGTGGTGGCACCCGCATCACGTTCGACCGGGACAAGGAAGATACAGTTAACGCCGTCTCAAGCTGCGTTAATTAAAAAGTACAACCTCGACCCGAAAAAATACGTTGCTGAAGTTTTAAAACTGGAGAATCAAAATGGCTGAAAACCGTACCCCTCGTGACAATGTGTCACGCGAAAAGCAGGCTCGTGCTGTATACGTACCGCCGACTGCGCTGCCCGATCCGACACCTGAACCCGGATATGTCTACCGTTGGGTAGCCACACATGTCTTGGGTCAGCACGAACCGACCAACGTGTCACGCAAGTTTCGCGATGGCTGGGAGCCGGTGAAAGCAGCAGACCATCCTGAGTTGATGATTACTGGTAGTGAAAAAACGGGCAATGTTGAAATTGGTGGCCTCATGCTTTGCAAGATGCCAATCGAGAAAGCACGCGCCCGGGACGAGTACTACGAGCAACAAGCTCAGAACCAGATGGATTCAGTGGACAACCACTTCATGCGAAACAACGATTCGCGCATGCCGCTGTTTGCAGACCGTAAGTCAACAACCAGTCGCGGTGCGGGTTTTGGTTCAGGTTCTAAATAAACAAGGAGTCCTTAAATGGCATCAGTAGCATCCCCTTACGGCCTAAAACCCGTAAATGAGTTGGGCGGCACACCATACGCAGGTGCGACCCGTACTTATCTCATCGACCCCGCAGGCACTGCCTCAAACATTTACAACGGCTCGCCCGTGTACGTGAATGCGTCTGGCTATTTGGCTGTGGCAACCGCAACCGGCGCTGACGCGACCACAAATGGCTTCCCTACTGGCACCGCTAATACCGGTATCGTGGGTGTGTTTGTTGGTTGTTCCTACATCAACGCACAAGGCCAAGTAATCTACGCACAGTACTACCCAACAGGTACAACTGGCGTGATTAACGCTTACGTTGTGGACGACCCCAATGTTGTGTTCCAAGTCCAGTCCGCTGGCTCTGTGACACAAGCTGCATTGGGCGCAAACGTATTTTTCTCAACTGGCGCTGTGGCAACAGGCAGCACATCAACAGGTAACTCTACGGCTTCTGTCGTTGCGGGTTCCTCTGCTGTGACTACCACCGCAGCATTCCGTGTTGTTGGGTTCGTTAATATGCAAGGCTTCTCAGTTGTAGGCGACGCTTACACCGACATCCTTGTCAAGATTAACCCCGGCTATCACTCATTTACCAACGCTGTTGGCCTGTAAGGAGTAACTCAAAATGGCAATTTCACGCGCACAACTACTGAAAGAGTTGCTCCCCGGACTGAACGCATTGTTTGGTATGGAGTACGCACGCTACGGTGAAGAGCACAAAGAAATCTACGAAACAGAGAAATCTGAGCGTAGCTTTGAAGAAGAGACCAAGCTTGCTGGTTTCGGTGCCGCTCCCGTCAAAAACGAAGGTTCCGCAATTGCTTATGACAATGCGCAGGAAGCCTTCACTGCACGGTACAACCACGAAACCATCGCCTTGGGTTTCTCAATCACTGAAGAAGCGATTGAAGATAACTTGTACGACAGTTTGTCTGCTCGTTACACCAAAGCTTTGGCTCGTGCCATGTCATACACCAAGCAAGTCAAAGCAGCCTCTGTTATCAACAACGGCTTCAATGGCTCCTACTTGGGCGGTGATGGCGTTACCTTGTTTGGTAACAACAGCTCCAGCACTCGTGTTGGCCACCCCTTGGTAAATGGTTCTGTTAACTACAACAGCCCAACCACTGGTGTGGACTTGAACGAAACTTCTTTGGAAAATGCCGTGATTCAAATCGCAGCATGGACTGATGAACGTGGTCTGTTGATCGCTGCCAAGCCTCGCAAGATGATTGTGCCTCCGTCACTCATGTTCGTTGCCAAGCGTTTGCTTGACACTGAGCTGCGTGTCTCTACTGCTGACAACGACATCAACGCGTTGAAGCAGATGGGTGCAATCCCTGAAGGCTATACCGTCAACCACTTCTTGACCGACACAAACGGCTGGTACTTGATTACCGACGTTCCAAACGGCATGAAGCACTTCGAGCGTATGCCTTTGTCCAACTCAATGGACGGTGATTTCGACACCGGCAACGTCCGTTACAAGGCCCGTGAGCGTTACAGCTTTGGTTGGTCTGATCCCCTCGGTATGTGGGGTTCTGCTGGCGCGTAAGCGACTTGAGAAAAGGGGACTAGCGTCCCCTTTTCTTTTGCGGTATATTCAAACCATTCCGGGGTTTCCGGTGTATCTGACAGTCCCGGCTGACGACATGCAGACAGATACACCCCAATTTGCATGTAAGGAAAAAACATGGCACGCACGACTTTTCAAGGCCCAGTTCGTTCATTGGCTGGTTTTTACGCTCAAGGCCCAAATACCGTTGTTAATTTGGCCAACGGCACAAACACCGTTACGCTTGATGTTGCTACATACGCAGGCAAAGTGATTCGCACCAATGATGCGACTTTGATTATTACTCTGCCAACCATCAACGCCTCGGCAAATCCGACAACCAGCGGCCCCGGCGAAGACCCAAGCACTGCAAACAACGTCGGTACAACATACACATTCTTTGTGGAAACCGCCGCAACTGCTGTGGCTATCAAAACCGATGGCACAGACAAATTTGTTGGCTCATTGTTGATGGTGGCAACCGATGCTGCTGGCGCGACCACTGGTTACGCACCCGCAGCAGCAAACGATGTCATTAACTTAGACGGCACGACCACTGGTGGTGCAGCAGGTTCTTGGATTACCGTGACTGTTTTGGCTTCTCTGAAGTACTATGTCACAGGTGTTTTGCTTGGTTCAGGCACTGTTGCCACACCATTTGCAAATTCCTGATTAGGAGCAGTCCATGACGATGCAAGCTGATGTCCAGTCAACGCGACTGACGGCAGACGGACAAGCGGTCGATTACCGCACCCGTGTGAAAACCGTGTATGGCCTTGCGGGAGCAAGCGCAGGGTCAGTCAAGCTGTATAACGGAACAGACGCAACTGGCACACTGTTGCTCGAGGTGGATACTCCGGCAGGCACAGCAAACACGTTTCTTTTACCAATACCCGGTGAAGGCATCTTGTTTACCATAGGCGTTTATGCTGATGTGACCAACATCACGGGCGTAACGATTGTCTATGGCTAAGTCACCTGCATGGCAACGCAAGGAAGGGAAGTCCGAGAGCGGCGGTTTGAACGCCAAAGGACGCGCCTCTTACAACAGGGCGAATCCGGGGAAACCCGGATTGAAACCGCCTCAGCCCGAGGGCGGCAGTCGCCGCGACTCTTTCTGCGCCCGGATGAAGGGCATGAAAGCCAAGCTGACCAGCGCCAAGACCGCAAACGATCCAGATTCGAGGATTAACAAAAGCCTTCGTGCGTGGAACTGTGCTGATGGTGGCTACGTCACCAAGGCCGATGGTTGCGCCACCAAGGGAAAAACAAAAGGCAGGTTTGTGTAAATGGCAGAGGCAGACATTCTTACAGCCAGAGAGTTGGCTACGCACGCGGCAAATATTGACCATTTGCAAAACGACGTGGACAAAATCATGGCGGACATGGATGAGATCAAACGCTCAATTGCACAAATCAACACCACTTTGTCTGAGGCGAAGGGTGGCTGGAAAGTGTTCATGCTGCTTGGCGGTGTGAGTGGGGGTACTGTGGGGGCAGGGCTTGTACAAACAGCACATTACTTTTTGGGTAAGTGATGCCAAGCACCAGCAAGAAGCAACACAATTTCATGGCGGCGGTGGCCAATAACCCGTCGTTTGCCAAGAAGGTAGGAGTCCCGCAGTCTGTGGGTAAGGATTTTTCAAACGCCGACAAAGGCAAAACTTTTAAAAGAGGTGGTGATATGGCTAAAGCAAACCCTTTCATGGAAATGATTGCCAAGAAAAAAGAGATGGCAAAAGGCAAAAAAGAAATGCCAA